CTGCACTCATCGCGCTTTACGGAAAGGGAAAGCAATGATCCGCGACATGCCCAACGGCGAGTACCACTCGCACCCAAACATAAGCTCCAGCGACGTGAAGCTGGTGGCCGCCAAGTCGCTGGCCCACTGGAAGGCGAAGGTCTACAAGGCCAGCCCCGCCTTCGCCTTGGGCAGCGCCGTGCATGCTCTGGTGCTGGAGCCTGAGAAGAGCCTCGTCCTGCGTGGCCCGGAAGATCGCCGGGGCAACAAGTGGAAGGAGGCGCAACTCGCCGCCGATCTGGACGGCAAGATCCTCCTGACCGAGGCCGACTTCGATCTGGCCGAGAAGATAGCCGAGGAGACGCGCGCACACCCTGTGGTGGCCCGCTACCTGATCGACAAGACTTTCATCGCCGAGGCCAGCTTCTTCGCCACCGACCCGATCACTGGCGTGAACATCAAGTGCAGACCCGACGGCTACCTGCAGGAGCATGGCGTCGTGTTCGACATCAAGACGACCAGAGACGCCAGCCCGGCAGGCTTCCCGCGCGAGATCCGTGGCTACAATTACGACCTGCAGGCGGCCTTCTACCTGCGCTGCCTGCGCGCGGCGGGCTATGAGGCCAGATCGTTCATCTTCGTGGCCGTCGAGAAGGAGGCACCATTCGCCGTCGGCCTGCACGAACTGACCGAAGACTACCTCGCCGTCGCCGACATGCGCGTCACGGCGACCCTCGAAGAGATCAGCCGCGCGGAGGCATTTGACACCTTCCAAACGGGCTGGCCTTTGATTAACCATGTTGACCTGCCCCGGTGGCAGGTGGACCGAGCCGAGGACGATGTGTTCGATGAACAGATCGACTTCTAACCCCACGCCGAGAGGAGATACCAATGGCAAAGACGAAAGGTGAATACAGGGTTGGCATCAACTTCAACCCATCTGGCAACGACACCGTCTATCAGATTAAGCGCCAAGCCGCAGACCTGATCGACCTGATCGAGACGATCCCCGGCGCTGAAATGCGTGACCTTCGCGGTAGCGAAGTCGGACGCCTCAAGGCGCTTGCACAAACAGCCATCGAGGATGGCGCTATGTGGGCCGTGAAGGCTGCCACCAAACCATCGATGGAGAAATAAGATGGCGAATAATGATGACTTCCTGAAGGTGCTGATGAAGGGCACCCTGCAGTACCCCAAGCTGGGCCAGACGCATCGGTTTAATACCCAGAAGCAGGCCAGCGAGCCGTGCGCCCCGACGGCATCCAACGCCGCGTGGTCGGTTGAGGTCGAGATGCCGAAGGAGGATGCCAAGCCGATCTACGAAGCGCTGAAGGCACACTACGAGGCTTCCCGCGCCCGCAGCCCGAAGATGCCGCAGTTCGCGAAGGTCTTCGGCATGAAGAAGGTGAAGGACGCCAGCGGCAACGAGACGGGCATGGTACGGTTCGCGGCCAAGCGAAACGGCACCAAGAAGGATGGATCGGCCAACGCCGCGCCGACCGTGATCGACGGGCAGAAGCAGCCGCTGGCGGATCTCGCCATCTGGGGCGGCTCCAAGGGCACCGTGCGTGCTTGGGCGGTGGCTGTGGTTGACCCCGAGGGCATGGGCGGCATCAGCCTGCTCTTGGACGCCGTGCAGGTCACCGAGGCTGTCTACGGCGGCAACGGGCTGGACGATTTCGAGACCGTCACCCCCAAGGACGATCCGTTCGAGAAGAAGCCGCTGAACGAGCAGAAACGTCAATCGATTGCCGACGATCTGGGCGACGATATCCCTTGGTGATGAAATAGAACGGCCCCGGCGTGGGGAGAAACACGCCGGGGCCTAATCAAAACGGAACCGAGAGGAGCAAGTTCCATGAAAACCATACAGTCCAAATCAACGAATATCAAGGATGCCGCATATGTCTGACGTGCGCTTCCTGACGGCTCCCGGCTCCCGCTTCACTCTCATCGACAAGCCCGGCCAGACATACCCCGGCATCTCTTGGGCCGACATCGTCCGCTTGGTCGCCAATCCGCAGGCCAAGGAGAAGCAGGACGCCGACTTCTTCATCCCATCAACTTACCGTGAGCATGACGGGCGCGCGCACGACGCACAGCGCGAGCGTGGCGCGTACCGCATGCTGGCCCTCGACATAGACAGGGGCAACCCCAGCCTAGACGACGTGCTGGCCGCCGTAGAGGCTATTTGCGGGCCTGTGAGCCTGTTGGCGTACTCGTCATCGGGGGCAAGCCCGGAGAACCGCAAGTGGCGCGTTCTGATCCCTGTCGCGGGCGTGCTGACGGGGGCCGAGTATGAGTTGGCCCAGACGGCCCTCTTCGACCTCATGCACCTGAACGGCATACACCCCGACGGCGCGCTGGCACGCTGCGGGCAGCCGATCTACCTGCCCAACGTGCCGCTGGACAAACGCAACCCCGACCTGTCGCCGATCTTCTACGAGCAGCGCATCATCCGTGCCAAGACGCTGCGCCTAGACGAAAGCCCGATCCGGCAGGAAATCGACCGCAGGCTGGAGCAGCATCGCCTCGCCGCAGAGCAGGCGCAGATCGCCAGCCGGGAGCGTGAGCGCCAGCGCGCCGAGCGTCGGCAGAAGTTCCCAGATCAGGTCAGCCCGGTGGACGCCTTCAACGCTGACCACACCATCGAAGACCTCTTGCTGCGCTACCAGTACGAGCGGCAGGGAGCCTCGAAGCATTACCGCTCACGCTACCAGACCAGCCCCAGCTACGCGACGCAGGACTTCGGCGACCACTGGGTGAGCATGTCGGGATCGGACGCAGCCGCTGGCGTCGGCAGGCCGAAGTCTCTGGGCGAGAGTTCGTACTGCTGGGGCGACGCCTTCGATCTGCTGGTGCATTACGAGCATGGGGGCGATTTCGACGCCGCCGTGCGAGCCTACGGTGCCGAGATCAACCCCGTGACAGTCTCGGCCCACGACGTGCCCGAGAACGGCATGGACGATTTCGAGTACATCACACCGCAGGCGACGCAGGAGGCCCCTGCCAGCGACGACAACGAGTTCCTAGACCTAGACGCCTTCGACACGCCGGATGCCCCCACAGCGGCCCCGGATTGGCCCACGCTGTTCGACGCCTTCGACGAGGCCAGCATCCCGGTGCGCCGCTGGATATACGGCACGTCCTACCTGCGGAAGTTCGGCAGCATGCTGGCCGCAGCCGGGAGCAGCGGGAAGACGTCGCAGCAGACCGCCGAGGGCATCTGCATCGCCACGGGCAGGCCGCTGTTGGGCGAGCCAGTGCATGAGCAGTGCAAGGTGTGGTTCATCAACCTTGAAGACCCGATGGAAGAAATGCAGCGCCGCATTTTGGCCACAATGAAGTACTACGGCGTCACGCCAGACGAAGTGCGCGGGAAAATATTCCTGAACGCTGGCCGCGAGTTCAGCATGAAGTTCGGCACGCAGACCAAGGACGGCCTGATCCCGAACAAGGCGCTGGTCGAGTACATGATTAAGAAGATCAAAGAAAAAGACATCGGCATGGTCTACATCGATCCGTTCGTTGGGTGCCATAACGCCAACGAGAGCGACAACGTGGCCATGAACGCCATCGTGGCTGAGATCAGGAAGGTGGCCGACGAGACCGACTGCGCCATCTGTCTGGTGCATCACACGCGCAAGGCCAACGGCGAGAGCGTGGACGTGGACAGCGTGCGCGGTGCGTCATCCCTGATCGGTGCCGTGCGGTCGGCGCGTGTCATCAACCGCATGACCGAGGACGAGGCTGTGCGCCTCGGGATCGACCCGTCGGAGGCCAAGTCGATCATGCGGATTGACGATGCCAAGGCGAACCTCGCGCCCCCGGCCAGCGCCGCCGTCTACCGCAAGATGGTGGGCGTACAGATCGCCAACGGCGAGTGGGTCGGCGTCTGCACGCCCTACAAGCTGCCGGATGCCTTCGACGGTGTCAGCGGCAAGGACGCGCGCACCATCCAGCGCATCGTGGCCAACGCTCTGGAGGACGGCGACCCGTACCGGGAGAGCGTGCAGTCGAAGCGGTGGGTGGGCCTTGCTGTGGCCGATCTGCTGGACATCGACATCACGGAGAAGCCCGGCAAGGCAAAGGTTTCATCCATCGTGAAGACGTGGCTGAAGACGGGCGTGCTGGCCATCGAACGGGTCACCGACCCAAGGCAGGGACGCGAAGTGGCCGTCGTGGTGCAAGGCGACTGGATCAGCCACGACGAGGTGTGAGCATTTTATTTGCTCATCCGTCAATTTTGTTGTTGCATCGTACGGAGCATGGTGTATACCTGCTCCTACGAACTAGCAAACAAGGATGACCACCATGACCGCCTACTACGTTATGTCCTCGAAGACGATGAACGCAAACACCGCCGAGTACGGCTTCGGCGACGCGCCTAAGACCGTCTACTTCGTCTCGGTCGCCGTCGAGGCTGACACCGTGCGCCGCGCCATGAACTTGGCAAAGAAGCGCCGCCCGAACCTGTGCTTCAGCGGCATCAACGCCGACAGCATCTACACCGAGGAGCAGATGCTGGAGCGCGGCTACAAAAGACAGGTTGAGTTTGCAAAGGACATCTACCTGTGGCGTCCCCAGCCTGCCGCATTCTAATCCAACACCAGCAAACAAGGAGCAAGCCATGACCAACTACCAGACACCGACCGCCGAGACATACGCAAACCTCGACGCCGCCTTCAACCACTTCAACAAAGAACTGTTCGGCCACCGCCTGCCGTCGGTTCTCTTCACGCTGACCCGCAAGCGCAAGGCGCACGGCTACTTCTGGGCCGAGCAGTTCAAGCACCGCGAGGACGGCGACAACACGCATGAGATCGCCCTGAACCCCGACAGCATGGACCGCACGCTGGACGCCGTCCTGTCCACCCTCGTCCATGAGATGACACATCTGGAGCAGCAGGAGTACGGCACGCCCGGCTCCAAGGGCCACCACAACAAGGAGTGGGTCACCCTCATGGAGCGTGTGGGCCTGATCCCCAGCAACACGGGCGAGCCGGGCGGCAAACAGACGGGCCGCCAGATGACGCACTACGTCGAAGAGGGCGGGGCCTTCGAGGTGTCCATGCACAAGCTGATCGCCGACGGCTTCTCGCTCCCGTACTTTACGCAGCCGAGAGCCGCCGCCGAGAAGAAGAAAGACTTGAGCAAGGTCAAGTTCACCTGCCCGTGCTGCGGCGACAAGGCGTGGGCCAAGGCCAGCATGCGGCTCGTCTGCGGCGAGTGTAACGAGGAGATGCAGGGTGAGATTTGACCCTGCAAACCTTCCTCAAGCTGCGTTTCAACCTGAGGAAAACTTGAGGAAAGGTGAGTATAAAAGTTAGGTCAAACACCTTCCTCAAGACCCTACCCCCCTAAAGGGGGGTTTAGGGGCCTGAGGAAGGGTTTTGCTGACCCTAACTTGAGGGTGAGGTGAGTAAACATAAAGATGGCCATGCAGGGAGACACACGATGGCACAGAGACCCATGCGTAAAAAAAAGGATGACCGCATCCTGACCAAAGGCGCGACGGCGGAGGAGATCCGGGCGGACCTATCGCTGGCACCCTTCGATCATGCGGCGAGGGAGATGGACAAGAAGTGGGGCGTGGACCGTTTGCCCGAGTTGGTGTCGGTCGAGAGCGCGGCGAAGTGGGGCAAGGCGCTGGCTGGCCTGAATGGGGCCATCGATGCCAAGGACGCGGACAAGGTGAAGTTCTGGGTGGAGGTGTGCTTGCGCGGCATGCAGGCGATGGATGCCGAGGCGACGGCGGCTGGCGTGCCTGTGTCCGACCCGATGATCTGGGAGCATGAATATGAGGGCGTGGTGTACGGCATCATTGAGGATGGCCGGGAGTGGCCTGCGGCTTACGCCAAGCGGCCCGGCATCGCGATCCACACGATGAGGGAGGTGGCCGTGGCGCTGCATGAGCATCGGAACGGACTGGTCAACGCGGTGAAGCTGGCGTTCCCCGGAGCGGAGGTAAAGGCGGTGCGTCGCAGGCCGCAGGATCTTGAGGACGACTTCGACTTTTTGGAGGACGTGTGATGCGCGAGAAGGTGTACATAACGGGCGAGACAAAGTCGGATGCCGTTTTCCGCGCGCTGGAGGGGTGCCAGAGAGGCGACTTGGTGGTTTACCATGTCGGACCACATTGCGGAGGAGTTCACCGTTTCTCGGCCCTCTCCGCGAGCCAGAGGGGCATGTGCCTGCTGTTCTGCAAGAAGGTGGGTGACGGGGTGTTCGAGTACATGGCGATGAAGCGCGGGTGATTGGTATGGTGATGGTATGGTCGCGGCATGGTGATGGTCTGGTGTGGGGTTAGAGCGCCCCAGCAGACACGCCGCCTCGCGCGCGGGCGGGCGACCGGGGTCGGCGTGGGGTATCCAGATACCTCATCGATGCAGCGTACGATGCACCAATCTGGACTTATCGGGCCGATATCGGCCCGCATAATGTTATCGCTGAGACGACGCGTTGCTAACCCATTGATAATACACGCTTATGCACAAGACTGCATATGACATAATGGAGATTATCGGACTTTCGCGTTACGGCGACGCGGTTTCGCCGGGTTTTGTGCCGAGGTCCCCCCGGGTCTAGGGGGTTAACCGGGGGCGGCTGCTTCTGCACCCCCACACACATCCTCACACCACTCTCACCCAATCCAACCCCCACCCCACCCCAAACTTCAACCTCCTTGAAAATTTTTTGAAAATTCTGCTAAAAAAGGTTCAGAGAGAGATCGGGAGACGCACGATGGCAGGCAAAGCGTTACGCAAAAAGCTGCTCGCAGAGATCGACACGCGCGGCGGCCCGGAGTGGCTGCAGGATTACATCGCCGAGGGCGGCAAGATATCCGATCTGGCGGCGGAGTTGGGCTGCAGCAGGTCATACCTGAGCCGACACCTGAACGCGCATCCAGACTACAAGGCCGTCATTGTCGAGGCGCGCAGCGAGTACGCCGACAAGCTGGCGGATGAGGCGCTGGACATCGCCGACGGCATGGCCGAGATCGGCAACATCACGCGCGAGCAGGTGGCGGTGGCCAAGGAGCGCATTGATGTTCGCAAGTGGCTGGCGTCGGTCAACGACCCGTCACGCTTCCGGCAGAACAACGGCGGCCCGACGGTGAACATCAACGTCAACCAGTTGCATCTGGAGGCGCTGAAGAAGCACCGCGACGGCGGCATCACGATTGAGGGGAGCGTCGTCGATGGCGAGTGATAACTTGGCCGCCTTCCCGTCGCCGGATGATATGACGACGCCGGATCTGGCGTTGATAGAGGCTCGGGAGCGTGGGCTGACGTCGGTGTTCATTTTGGGATACACGCCCGAGGGCACGCTGTACGTCCGCAGTTCCGGGGACATGACACGCAGAGAGGCGCTGTGGATGATAGAGAACGCGAAGGCGCAGATTTTGTTTGGTGACGACGAGTGAGCGCGCAGAACCCCTTCGAGGAGATGATCGTACGATACGGTACGACGGAAGACGGGCCGGGAATGTTCGTGCGCGAGATCCTCGGTGCGGAGCCGGAGCCGTATCAGGATGATCTGCTGAGAGCCGTCGGCAGGGGCGAGCGCAAGATCTCGGTCCGCAGTGGCCACGGCACGGGCAAATCCACCAGCTTGAGTTGGAGCATGCTGTGGTTCGTGCTGTTCCGCTTCCCGAACAAGGTCGTGGTGACGGCCCCCACGACGGCCCAATTGTACGACGCCCTGTTCGCCGAGTTGAAGAGGTGGATCAACGAATTGCCCGAGGCTCTGAGGGTCTTGCTGGAGGTGAAGACGGATCGCGTGGAGTTGATCGCGGCGGCCAGCGAGGCTTTCATATCTGCCCGTACGTCGAGGGCCGAGCAGCCCGAGGCGCTGGCAGGCGTTCACAGCGACAACGTCATGCTGGTGGTGGACGAGGCCAGCGGTGTCCCCGAGCAGGTCTTCGAGGCCGCCTCGGGTTCGATGTCTGGCCACAGCGCGGTGACGATTTTGGCCGGGAACCCGACGCGGACGAGCGGCACGTTCTTCGAGACGCACACACGCTTGGCGGATCACTGGCACACGCTGCACTGGTCGTGCGTCGAGAGTAAGCGCGTGTCCAAAGAGTTCGTGGAGGAGATGAAGACGCGCTACGGGGAGGACAGCAACGCCTACCGCATCCGCGTGCTTGGTGAGTTCCCCCTCGGCGACGACGATACCATCATCCCCCTGCATCTGGCCGAGGCGGCTGTCGAGCGGGATGTGGTCGTCTCGCAGAACATCCGCCCGATCTGGTCGCTCGACGTCGCCCGCTTCGGCAGCGACCGCACCGTGCTTGTGCGCCGTACGGGCAACGTCATCACGGATATAGAGGCTTGGCAGGGTCTGGACCTCATGGCCACCACGGGCCGCGTGAAGGCGTACTACGACGCCCTCATGCCCAACCAGCGGCCCGTGGAGATCTTGGTGGACAGCATCGGCCTCGGGTCGGGTGTCGTGGACCGCATGCGCGAATTGGGCATGCCCGTGCGCGGCATCAACGTCTCGGAGGCTCCCGCCTTCGGCAACACATATTCCAACCTGCGGACAGAGTTGATCTTCCGCGTGCGCGGCTGGCTGGAGCAGCGGACGGCCCGACTTCCGAAAAATTCGGCCCTTTTATCGGAATTGACGTCGATCAGGTACAGCTTCGGATCGACGGGCAAGGTGAAGGCCGAGAGCAAGGACGACATGCGTCGCCGTGGGCTACGGTCTCCCGACTTGGCCGACGCGGTTTTCCTCAGTTTCGCCGGGGACGCGGCGACGGCCTTGGGCACGCCGACGGGCAACTGGAGCCAGCCGATCCGGCGCAGGCTGAAGGGCGTGGCGTGATATAGCCAAAGGCGTGCCGATCTGGTAGCATGCCGCGAAACGCGGAGGCGAGCATGCAGGATAAACGCTTTTTGGGCCTGATGGACATGATCGACGGCGGCGGCATGGGTCGAGCCGGGTCGGAGTTCGAGGGCGGCCCGTTTTCGGGGTTGCTGAATGCTCTGGGCATCCGCCCGCAGGGGTACGCGGAACGCATGGAAGAGCAGCAAGCGATGCCCGCGCTCTTGCCGCGCCCGGCCCCGGCGGCCAGCCCGATGCAGGACAAATCGACCGAAGAGTTGGTGGCCATGATCGAAGCGGCTTTGGGGCGCTCGGGCTACGCCGACATGCAGAAGAACGTCTACGCACCCGGCGCGGTCACCACGACGCCCCTCATGGAAAAGCAGTCGCCCAACCGTTTCGCCCCGTCGTATTTCGGGATGGGTCCGCGCTGATGGCAGACCAGTTCGACCTGAAGGCGCTCTTGGACGCCCTGATCTACGCCGAGAGCGGCGGGGATCCGATGGCCGTCTCCAAGAAGGGCGCGGCTGGCCTGACGCAGCTTATGCCGGAGACGGCCATGAACCCGCGCGACGACGTCAGGAACGTCTTCGACCGCGCGATGGAGCGTGGATACCCGGTCACCGAGCGCACACCTGCGGCGGCCCAAGGCCTGCTGTTCGAGCCTGATCTGAGCTACTTGATGGGCGACGATTACCTGCGCGCCATGCTGGACCTGACGGGCGGCGACATGGACCGCGCGCTGGCGGCCTACAACTGGGGTCCGACCAACGCGATGAAGTGGAACGGTAAGTTCGAGGATCTGCCCGAGCAGTCGCGGGATTACATCCCCAAGATCCGCGCTAAATACGAAGAGTTGACCGGGTCGGCCCTTCCGGCGACGGGCACCTACGGCACGCAGCGCGTGACGTCACCGAGACCACAGCGGCGGCCTATGGGCCTGCTGGCGATGCAGTAAGAGGCGAGATATGGCCGACGAAAACTCTATCTTGTCGCTCGACCAGCCAGCCTTCATGGCGGCGCTGGATGAGCTTGGGGTTTACGGTGACCAGCGCGATTTCCTGATTAGAGAGAAGCGCAAGTACGACAGCGTCCTCGGCGCATTTATGGACATTGACGCAGCACCGTCTGGCCAGAAGCGGGCGACCATCCTCCCAATGGTTTCTCCGCAGGGCATGACGGGCTGGGATGCCATAATGAGCGGGGAAGCGAGCCTTGCTATGCCGGGGCTGCTTGCTGGCGCGATCAGCGGCACGGCGAAGGCGATAGACGCTCCACGGGCTGCGTATGCCGGACAAATTCCTCAGTCTGACTTGGTCAGCGAGGGCTTTGGGGTCGGCGGACTGCTTTCGCTTGGCGGCGCAGCAACAGCCGGTCGTGGCCTTCTTGACTACGATCCAACAGTAACAAGGGTTTTCGCCGGGCCAAAAGCTGCAACGGCGAACAAAGACGCTCTTGCAAGGGCTAAACGCTTGACTGCGGAGGGTGCGTCAAAAGACCAAATCTGGAGCCAGACAGGCTGGTTCCAGCTTGGAGACGGACAGTGGCGCTTTGAGATAGATGATAGGGATGTTGGCCTTCGTCGCCCCGGAGAGGGAATGCAGATGGCAGAGGGAATGCGGCAGGAGGCCAAGGATATAAATGCGTTCCTGAAGCAAAGACGCGAAGATATGAAAACGCAGCCAGATTTGTTTCCCGACACAATCCGCAAGGACAACGCCATACTTACCCGCGAGGCTGAGAGGCTCCGCCGTGAGGCTGCCAGCAACTATGGCCCAGAGTGGAACCCAGCTACGCTCGGGCAGCGTGCCGCATATGCCTTAACAGACAGCGAGCTTCAACGCGCCTACCCCGATTTGATGCGAGAAACTATTGTTCGCACCAATCAAAACCTCGGCGGCCCGTATGGCGGGTACACGGAAGACCTCGGTAACCTAGAGTTGGCACCAGAGTCATATATCCGGCAAGCTGAAAACCCGCTTCAGCGCGACCCTCGGGGCACGCTAATCCATGAACTTCAGCACGCAATCCAAGGATACGAGGGTTTTTCGCGCGGGACCAACACAACGCAAGCTAGGGAGCTGTTGAGAAATCAGCTTGACGCAAGGATTAAGTCGGAAAGAGACACCTTCTCAAATATGTTTGTGAACGCAGACCCTAGACTTCAGGAAATTCTCAAAAACTACGAAGGCGCGCGCCACATGGGCCTTCTCGAACCGCTAATAGACCTTGAACTTGAGGCGTTTCAAATACCGGGCGGCAGGGAGTTGATCCAACAAAGCAATCGCGTTCTCGCCGAGACTGAACAAGTTGTTACGCCGCAGGATGCGTTCAACGCATATGAGCGTCACCTAGGAGAACTTGAGGCAAGGCTGGCGCAAGGACGCAGGGATTGGACGCCTCAGCAGCGCGCCGCAACGCCTCCGTGGGCCATGCCGGAATACATCCCAGACGAACAGCAAATACGATCTTTTGTTGCTGGCCCGTCTCGTCCCGGTGACGTGTTCTCAGCGCCTATGCGCGGTCTTTTGGAGTAAAGCCAATGCCACTGAAAAAGGGATCGTCCGCCAAAACAATTTCTGCTAACATCCGCACCGAGATGAAGGCCGGGAAGCCGCAGAAGCAGGCCGTGGCCATCGCGCTGTCGAAAGCAGGAAAGGCGAAGAAGAAATGAAAAAGCCGACCATGAAGTTCATGCCCTGCAAGGGCTGCCCGACGCCAGCTAAGTGCAAAGCCGCTGGCAAGTGCATGGCCAAGGGTGGCTACAAGAAATGAGCAAGGGCCTGTACGCCAACATCGCAGCCAAGAAGGCCCGCATCAAGGCCGGATCTGGCGAGAAGATGCGGAAGCCGGGCGACAAGGGCGCGCCCACGGCGGCCGCGTTTAAGGCGTCCGCCAAAACAGCGAAGAAGGGCAAGTAATGTCCATTGCAACGTACGATGAACTGAAGTCATCCGTCGCGGACTTTCTGAACCGCGATGATTTGACGTCGGTCATCCCCACTTTCATCCGTCTGGCCGAGAGCCGGATCGACCGCGACCTGCGTCACTGGCGCATGGAAAAACGCAGCACGGCTGAATTGGACACGCAGTACAGCGCGATCCCGTCCGACTTTCTGCAGCCCATCCGCCTGCAGATCACCGACGGGCCGACGAGCGAAGTGGCACCGATCAGCACGGCTCAAATGCTGCAACTGCGCGGTGACCGCAACGACCGCGTGGGTCGACCGACGAATTACGCCCTGACGGCTGGCGGCATCGAACTCTACCCGACGCCCGACATCACCTACAACGCCTCGCTGGTGTATTACGGACGCGTGCCCGCGCTGTCCGGCACCAACGCGACGAACTGGCTCCTGACCGAGGCACCCGACGTCTACCTGTACGGCGCGCTGGTTCACACCGCCCCCTACCTAAAGGACGACGCGCGCATTCAGGTCTGGGAGGCCATGTTCGCCCAAGGCATCGAAAACCTGAGAACCAGTTCCGCTGAAGCCAAATACGGCGGGTCTGGTCTCGTCATTAAACCCAAGCGAGGCGCACCATGAGTTTTACAAATACACTGGAAACCCGCGTCCTGCAGTGGGCGCTGACCAACGGCTCCCCGACCCGCCCGACGGCGTGGTACGTCGGCCTATTCACGGCTGCGCCCGGCGAAGCTGGCGGCGGCACCGAGGTGTCTGGCAATGCCTACGTCCGCGAGGATGTGACGTTCACGGTCTCCGGCGACACGGCCACCAATAGCGCCGCCATCGAATGGCCGACGGCCACGGGTAGCTGGGGCACGATCACGCACGTCGCCGTCTTCGACGCCCTGACCGCAGGGAACATGCTGGTCTACGCCGCTCTGGCCTCGTCCAAGACCATCTCGACCGGGGACGTCCTGCGTATCCCGCTGGGCGACCTTGACGTGACGCTGAACTGATGGCTGTCTACCGCACCGGGTACGGGACAGGGGCCTACGGCGTCCGGGCTTATGGCTTGGACGGCGCGGTCCTTGACGCGTCCGCTGCGGTATCTGTCACATCCGCGACCACCGCGTCGGCCCTGCGGCTGCGCGATGCCAGCGCGACTTCCAGCACGGTCAGCACGTTCTCTGCCAGCGCCGTGCGCGTCGCCGAGGTCAGCGCGACAGCGTCGGCCACATCCGGCACGTCTGCGGCTGTCGTCAGCGTATTTTCGGCATCGGCGTCCGTGTCTGTCACGTCGGCAACCGAAGCCTCGGCCCTTCTAATCCAGCAGCCGTCCTCCAGCGTATCTGTGGACAGCGCGATGTCTGCGGACGCCCAGCGCATCCAGCAGCCCAGCGCGTCGGCTGTAGCCGAAAGCGACACCACGGCGCGCATGGAGGCTGTCTATCAGGACAGCGCTTTGGCCGAGATCTCGTCGGGCGCGACAGTATCCGTCGAACGCATTTTCCGCGCTAGTGCAATCGCCTCAGTTTCTGCTATAGTCTCGGCCAACGCCATCTTTAAGTGGAATGGCAACACGCCGCAGGCCGAGACTTGGACGGGGCAAAATGCTGGACCTAGCGATTGGACCCAGCAGGGAGCATCGAACGAGACTTGGACGCCACAGAGCGCGGCGGCAGAAGATTGGACACCAGCGGCGGGCCTGAGTGGGTCTTGGTCGCAAGCAGCTTGAAGGTGACGCATGGCAGACACAACCACCACTAACTTCGGCCTGACGAAGCCAGAGGTTGGCGCGTCCGAAGACACTTGGGGCACCAAGATCAACGCCGACCTTGACGCCGTTGACGCGCTCCTCGGCGGCACTGGCGCGCAAAAAGCCAAGCCAAACCTTTCAGGCGGGCTGTGGAAGATTGACGGAACTGCGGTGACATCCACCGCCGCAGAGTTGAACATTCTCGACGGCGTAACATCGACGACGGCTGAGTTGAACTTGGTCGATGGCTCTGTGGCTGGCACGATTGTCAACAGCAAGGCGGTTGTCTACGGGGCTGCTGGTCAGGTCAATGCAACAACGCTTCAGATCGCCGGAACAAGCATCACCTCAACTGCCGCCGAGTTGAACATTCTTGACGGCGTGACGGCGACGGCTGCCGAGTTGAACATCCTCGACGGCGTGACATCGACGGCTGCCGAGTTGAACTTGGTTGACGGCTCTGTGGCTGGTACGATTGTCAACAGCAAGGCCGTTGTCTACGGGGCGGCTGGCCAAGTCAACGCGACGACGCTCCAGATTGCTGGGGTTAGCGTCACCGCAACAGCGGCGGAACTGAACATCCTCGACGGCGTGACCGCGACGGCGGCGGAACTGAACATCCTTGACGGCGTAACTGCGACGGCTGCCGAGTTGAACTTCGTCGATGGCGTCACCTCAAACATCCAGACGCAGCTTAATGCGAAGCAGGCCGGAGATGCCACGCTAACCGCTCTGGCTGGCCTTAACACGACCGCAGGCTTGGTGGTGCAGACTGGAACGGACACGTTCACTAAGCGGACAATAACCGCTGGAACTGGCATCACTGTCACTAACGGCAATGGGGTTTCCGGCGACCCGACGATTTCGGCAAACGTGGACAGCTACACTCTCCTCGGCACCATCACGACCACAAGCGGCGCAAGCCAGACACTTTCCGGTCTCAGTCTTGGGGCATATAATTTTCTGGTCCTCTCAGTGCAAAACGTCTCTGTCGTCAATACCGGGCGGATAGACCTAAACGGCATTAGAGTCACCAATGACGTTGCCACGACAAGTGGTTTGAGCGGCTTTATTCAAATAGATTTGGCTACTGGGGTGGGAATAGCCATGACGGGATCGATGTTAGTAACTGGTACGCCGCCCCTTACCTCAAGCACGGTAGGCTCGTACACTTGTCGAAGCACAATAACTACCGCCACAACAAGCATTACGGTGGCTAGTGGCAACACTTTTGACAGCGGCTCTATTCGCGTCTATGGGGTGAAATAATATGACCGACTATTTCGAAGTCATCACTGACGCTAACACAGGCCAACAGACCATTCGACCCTACACTGCGGAAGAAATTGCCGCTGCTGTAGAAAGCACGTCAAACTCTGTTAGGTCGATCAGGAACTCACTCTTAGCAGAGAGTGATTGGACGCAAGTTGCTGATGCCACCGCCGATAAGGTCGCATGGGCCGCGTATCGCCAAGCCCTGCGCGACATCACAACGCAAGCAAGCTTCCCACATTCGGTGAATTGGCCGACAAAGCCGGAGTAAACCATGACCACCGAAATGCTCTGGAGCCTCGGCCTTAGCGCAGCACTCGGCCTCATTGGCTGGGTGCTGCAAACCAACGTCGAAGAGTTGAAGCGGCTGCAAATCCTGCTGAACAGGACGCGGGAAGAAGTAGCCCGTGACTACGTTACGCGGGCCGACATGCACACCGACATGAACCGGGTCATCTCGCGGCTGGATAACTTGGACAAGAAGATCGACGAACTGATGCGGAGCCTCGCCAAATGAGACTAGCACTCGTCCTCTTGGTCGCTGGCTGCGGCCCTGTTACTGTATCGTCCGTGGCCTACACGACGGCCTGCCCGAAAGGTGACCGCCAGTGCGAGATCAGACA